ATTTATTAGAGACTTAAATAGTAAGTTTTATCTGTTTCAAGGAGAGAAGTAAATGCCAGTAGATAAATTTAAATTTGTAAGCCCAGGCGTTCAGATTGCTGAAATCGACAATTCACAACTTCCTGCGTTGCCTGGTCCAGTTGGACCAGTTATTATTGGGCGCGCGTCGCGGGGACCAGGGTTACGACCTGTTCAAATAGATTCATTTTCTGAATTTGTAGAGATTTTTGGTAATCCTCTTCCTGGCGGCTTAGGTACTGATGTTTGGCGCAATGGTGGCGCAGGACTTTCGCCAACTTATGGCGCTTATGCTGCGCAAGCTTATTTGCGAAATAGTTCTCCTATAACGTTTGTTCGTCTTCTCGGAAAAACACATCCAGACAAAACTTCAGTAGCCCAAGGACCACAAGCTGGATGGAATATTGGATCTTTTAATTACCGAACTCGCGGCTCAAGTTCTGCTCAAGGGACTGGTGGTGCTTATGGATTGTTTGTTTGTACAAGCGCCTCTACTGATGCGACCAGCGCGAATATGAGTGGAACTTTGGCAGCAATTTTTTATGTGGCTGCGGGCTCGATGGGACTTACCGGCAGTGATATGGCGGGCGCAACAGTTTCCGGATCATCCGCTTTCATCGCAAATTCCAGTGGTGATTGGAAGGTACAGATTCGCTCTGGTTTAACTGATACGGTTACCGAAACAGTTACTTTTAACTTTACAGAAAATAATAAGAATTATATCAGAAAAGCTTTTAATACAAATCCAACTTTAACCAATGGTACTGTTAGCACTGTTAGTAGCAGTTATTGGTTGGGAGAAACATTTGATCGAAACGTAGCTGATTTAAATAGTGGTGCTGGTGTTGGCTCAGGTGATTTTGCCATTCTTCTTGGTTTGGTGAGTGGTTCTTCTAACGGATTCGCCCAGGGCGCTCAACTTAGAGATGCTACAAAAGCAGAAACTCCCTTTGTTATCTCTCAAGATTTGGCTGGTAACAAGGAAACTTTTAGCTATCAAAAACTTTTCAGATTCAAAACTCTTGATGCTGGTGAATGGGAGTCGAAGAATTTAAAAATCTCAATTTCAAATATTAAAGCATCTGGAGATGCATTAAATCCGTATGGTACATTTACGGTTGAAGTTCGCCTTGCGCGCGACAGCGATGGTGCCAGACAGGTGGTTGAGCGATTCACACAATGTGATTTAAATCCCAATTCTAATAATTATATTGCTAGAAGAATTGGTGATATGTATGTAACTTGGGATTATACAGAGCGACGATATCGCGAATATGGGAATCATACAAACAAGTCTAGATATATGTATGTAGATATGAATAGTGATGTCGACAATGGTGCGACGAACGAATCTTATCTGCCATTTGGATGGGAAGGTCCATTACGATGGAATACCGCTTTCATTACAAGCGGTAGCTTGATAAATCTTGGTCAAGCGCGAATGGCTTCAGGTCAACCTTCTTTGGTTACTGGAAATCTTCCAGACGACCCCAGGATCAACCAGACCGGAGACAGTTGGAGGGGAAAAGCCTGGTTCGGGATCTCTGGCTCCAGCGCCGCAGAATCAGCATCTCTTGAATTTCCAAAATTTGCCCTGCGCGCGAACACCAAAGAAGGGAATTTATCAAGTCCAAAAGACGCTTACTTCGGACTTACTACATCTGTGAGGGGTGGAACTCGATTTGATCAATCTTATAAAGATCTGGTTCGTCCGATTGGAAATTATAATGTAACGAATATTGGAGATGACGGGAATGCAATGTCAAGATCTTATATCTTCTCAATGGAAGATTTGACGTATCTAACAAGCTCTGTTGATGCGACTGGCTCTACGCCTAGTTTGCGCTCTACAGCATCTTCGGATATTTATTACTTCTCCGGTTCCCGTGCGCAAGGTAGGTCGTTCTCAGTAACAGGAACTAATACTTGGAATAATATTTTGACGAACGGATTTGATTCCTTTACTGTGCCATTATGGGGCGGATTTGATGGTTTGAACGCTAGAGAAATTGAACCATTCCGAAATAGTCAATGGTCCACCGCCGGGAACACGAGCGAGGTAGGTAGTTATGCTTACAATTCTATAAGGATAGCCGTTGATTCTTGTTCCGACCCGGAGGTTGTTGAGTGTAATTTAATGTCAATCCCTGGTATTACAAAAACGGGTCTTACAGATCACGTAATTAAAGTTTGTGAGGATAGGGCTGATTCATTAGCAGTAATTGATATTGAAAGTGGTTATACGCCGTCATCGGAAAATACCGATAGTGAAGAAGATCGCAAGGGTGTTGTTTCTACGGCAGTGAGTAATCTTGAAGACCGAGATCTTAATTCAAGTTATGCTTGTTGTTATTATCCTTGGGTTAAAGTTCGAGATAGCAACACTGGGAAAACTTTCTGGTGTCCTCCATCAGTCGCTGCCATCGGAACATTCTCAAGCGCACAAAGGAAATCAGAAGTTTGGTTCGCGCCAGCAGGATTTACCAGAGGTGGTTTAACTGAGGGAGCGGCAGGTATTTCTGTTGTAAATGTAAGACAACGATTGACTTCAAAACAAAGAGATCAGCTCTATGAAGTGAATGTTAATCCGATTGCTTCTTTCCCAGCAGAGGGAATTGTAGTCTTTGGGCAAAAAACATTACAATCAACGCCATCCGCTCTTGATAGGGTGAATGTACGTAGATTGATGATTCATCTCAAAAAAGAGATTTCAAGAATTGCCGCAAGGTTATTATTCGATCAAAATGTTCAAACAACTTGGGATAGATTCACTGGTCAAGTTGTACCATTCTTGGATAGCGTTAAAGCACGGCTTGGATTGGTAGATTATAAAGTTATTCTTGATGATACAACGACAACACCCGATTTGATTGATAGAAATATTATGTATGCGAAGATTTACTTGAAACCAGCACGAGCAATTGAATTTATTGCGATTGATTTTGTAATTACAAGTACGGGAGCATCATTTGAAGACTAAATTTAGATTTGGTACTAATTAAAGTAGGAGATAACAGCAATGGCATTTTGGCAAGACCCATCAATGGAACCCAAACGATCGTATAGATTTACTATGTCTGTGGCGGGCTTGGTCGATGCGATTCCATCATTTTTGATCACGAAGGTTACGAAGCCCGGATTTTCAATCGGAGAAAGCGAGCATCAGTATTTGAACCACACTTTTTATTATCCTGGTCGAGTGACTTGGAATGATGTTTCTTTTACTATTGTAGATGTTATTGATTCTGCGTCGAATGGGGCTCAAGCTGTAATGAGAATGCTGGAAACTGCTGGATATCAGATTCCTACAGATGATGGTGTCACCGCAACTGTCTCAAAGGCAAGATCGGTGGCTGCTCTTGGTACAATCACTATTCACCAAATGGATTCCGATGGAACCATAGTGGAAGATTGGGTTCTAAAAAATGCTTGGATTAAAGAAGTTACTTTTGGAGAACTTGCTTACGATAGTGAAGAGATGCAGAATGTTGAAGTTACATTGAAGTATGATAACGCCTATATTAATGTTTACCAAGGTGACGGCAAACTTCCGTCTAACGCTGTTGGAGCTAACTAAATCACAATAAACCTTCCAAAAAAAGAAAGAAGAGGTATTTATGCCAAGAAACGAGGAACGCCTCGGCGCTAAAGAACAAGCAGGATCACAAGCACCCCCGCCAATTACAGAAAATTCAATTTTAGATTTTGTTCTTCCTACAGAATTTGTTTACCTGCCCACGCAGGGAAAATTTTATCCAGAAGATCACCCTTTACACAATAAGGAATCCATTGAAATTCGTTATATGACAGCGAAGGATACTGATATTTTAACTTCAAAATCATTATTGAAAAAGGGAGTTGCTGTTGATCGGATGCTTCAAAATATCATAGTGGATAAAGACATCAAGGTTGATGAATTATTTGTTGGTGATAAGAATTGTTTAATGGTAGCAGCCAGAATTAGTGGGTTTGGACCAGAATATGAAACAAAAATAACATGTCCTCAGTGTACCACTACATCAAAAATGACTTTTGATCTGAGTGAATTACAAGCGCAGGACAACGCTGAAAATTATGAAATTTCAGCAGATGGGACATTTGAAGTTTTATTGCCCACAACGAAGATTGTTGCTGAATGTCGTCTGTTACAGGGTTTTGATGAAAAAACTTTGTTTAAGAAGTCGGAAAATCGCAAGAAACATAATCTTCCGGAAGAAGCTCTAACAAGCGAATACAAATTATTTATTGTTTCTCTAAACGGGGTAACAGATAGGGGGTTGGTTGAAAAATTTATAGATGCTATGCCAGCACTGGATTCAAGCTATTTGAGGAAAGTGTATGGTCGCGTCGCACCAAATTTGGATATGAAGCAAGATTTCATTTGTTCAGCGTGCGACACCGAAACCGCAGTTGATATTCCTTTTTCAACCGAGTTTTTTTGGCCTCACGGATGAATATAGCGAAAACGTTTATGAAGAAATTTTTACCTTAAAGCATCATGGTGGATGGAGTTTTATTGAAGCTTACAATCTTCCAATCCGGTTGCGTCATTGGTTTGTTAAACGCCTTATAAAGCAGTTTGAGGACGAGAGCAAACAAATGGAAGACGCTCAACGGAAAGCAAAATCTAAAAAAACTAGATAAATTAGAAGCCCTCTTATGAGGGTTTTTTATTTTATTCTACAACTATTTACATAAGAGGTAGTATATCTATGGAAAAACTAAAAGAAGAAGAATTATCCCCAATCGTGATTGATCTAACAAATGGCGATAAACTTGATGAAAGTTGGTTGCGAATGTTAGGATTTGGAGTTGAATCAATTCTTAATAGAATGTTCGGCGGCTCATCTGTTCCTGTATCTGTTAGAGAAAGTAGGAGTTATGTGGCGGGATGTACTAAAACGGTCGGTAGAGAAAATAAATATATGGATTCAATAAGGCGCTATGGTCTTGATAACACAAAAACCTTTAAAGATAAATCAAAACTCACCAGAGCTGTAGCAGATTTTACTCGCAAGACTGGATTGAAATGGCCTTTTAAATAAACTATTAGGTATTAACAAATGGCAGCAACTTTAGATGATGTAGTAGCGGCGATCAACGCTTTAGGTAATCAAGGCGGCGGTGGTGGTGGTGGCGATCAAGCTCAGGCTCAAGCCGCTGTTGTGTCTGCGCAAGAGGCGATTGCGCTAGCGGACAATGAACGTGAGGCGATAGCGGCGAAGATCCAATTAC